TAGCGTAGAGAAGCTCCCAGAGCCTCGTAGAGGCCCCAGGCTATCCCTGCGCAGGCACAGGCCCCTCCCCTACCCCGGCCTTAGTTATGGCTGAGGCACCCCCTATGGGGGAAACGAGGGGCGTTGAGGGTGAGGGGGAGGCTGACACAAGTATATCATTTTTGACTAACAGGTTTACACCTGCTCCCTATAAGCTCTCCCTACAGTCCCTGTAGCCACCCCAAAGCTATCTCAGAGTCATCAGGACACAGAATCCAGTTGCATAAGCTGCTTCAACTGAATCTGCACGATACTATCCCCGGTTACTGCCGGTACAGTTAAACCAGAAGCACCGATTGCAAAGTTTGCAATGAACCCGGTAGTAGGATTCCTTACTATATCTGCCCCAGTACCCCCAGAACCTGTACTTGCAAACTGAGTCTGCTTAGTACCAAAAGCATCACCTGTACCTGCAATAATTAGTTGCCATACACCCCTGCCTAGCGTACCTGGAATACTCAAGCTACCTGAACCAGCAGCACGGAATATCTTGGTGTTCTCATAGAACATGCACTCCTGCAAAGTACAGGTACTTCTCTGCCCGGTACTCACAACCTGATTACCCTGGAAGCTAAAGTTAGTGCGGCTATCCAGAACGAAATCACACAGCATAGCTGCTTGCGGCTGCACGTTCATATCCAGAGTATTGGCGTGCGCAACCAGGGATTTAGGAATCCCCCCAATACGATAACCCGGAGAGCGGTAGTTCAGGTCCAAAGTGTTCAGTTGCTTAATTGTGTTACCTACCAACTTAACGGATTGTCCACGGTATACTTCTGTTGCACCAGCCCCCGCGTTAATCGTGACACCTTCGGCTTTATTGCTGGTGGTTAAGCACTTAAGCACAACGGTATTATGACTGACATCAATATCCTGGAACACTTGATAAGAGCTATTACCTGCTCCGGTCGCTATAGCTACCCCATCCACTGCCCTAAGCTCGCAGTAGTTGCTCTGAATCTTAACAAACGGATTCGGGTACGTCGTAGCTGTAGCTTCACCACCACCCCCTACGTCGATGCTGCGGGTGTACCTGCCGCCCGCAAGCGGACCAGTACTGGTACTATCCGGAATATCACGGGAACGTACATAGTTATTAGCGATAATAAGGTTGTATGGTTCATAATTAGGTGCCCAACCAACCCCGCATTTAGCATAGATACCGACTACGCCATGCTCCAGGCAGAAGTTATCAGTGATAATTAACTGACCCCCACCGTGGAAATCGATGCATTTTCTACGGCAGTTAAAAACGAAATTGCGGCTGGCGGTTATGTTGCGTATTCTCCTGTTTCTACCATGTCCGATGCCGTAGCCTGGGTCAAAGGATGCATTCAAATTATCAGCACCATTCGGGTGTCCGATGTTGTTAATTACATTATCAAAGTAACCCATTTTGTAGCCACACAGACCACCTATACCGTTTGAGTAACAGTTGGTTATTGTGTTCTTTGAAATAATAATACCCTCTGGAACATCGCTTTCATTTGGGTAGTCTGCCAGGTCTGGTGAGGTAATATTTCTTATGCCAATCCCGACGCCGGCGTAGTTAAAGCCGGATATCTTACACCCTTCAATGGTTATAGATTTACAAGCTCGTTGAATCTTAATACCGCAACCCCAGCTGCCAATATACCCGCCAAGAAAAGTACCCCAATTGTTTTGGTAGCCTCCTGTTGGATTACCTGCGCTATCATAGGAGGGGAATTGTCCGGACACTCCATTAAATGCCCCGGTGTTATACATTGAACTGTTTACTGAGTTATTTGGTCCAAGTAGATTAACCCCACCAGCGGTATTGTAGCCATAATCTGGATACCCTTTCTCTGCATAGCCAGTAGGCACATCTATAGCGGGAAACTTACCGGGCCCACGCACAGTCAACGATACAGTTACGTTACGGCAATTTACGAGCGCAAGCCCATCCAGACCGTGCGTATCAACAACTACAGTGCCATTGAAAACACGGATGCCTTCTTTATTTACCAGAGCCAGGCAAGGGCTGTAGTTACGTGTACTGTCGCTGAAGTCAGGCTCAGTAGGGTAGGTGCTGGCTAACAGCGGGTTCTTGCGTACACTGTATGTACCGCCGCCTAAGTCTAAATCCCCGGTCTCATTATCAAAGAATGCTTGCAGCGCCAGGGTATCATCCGCTACACCATCACCTACTGCGCCATAAGAGTAAGGGGTCTTGGCAGCGCGGTCCAGGTACTCTCCCACGGTCGTACTTTTGTAGCGTACTGCATAAGCGTTATCTCTAATTAGTTCTTGCATTGTAACCTCTCACTTTGGCAGTGCCGCTACAGCTTCCTGCACTGATTTAAAATCGTTACCGATGGCCCTGCTCTGCCATAAGCGGCGTTTCCAGAGACCATAACAGACCTTGTTCCCTTTGATACTGCAATCGTACTTCTTACCATTCAGGGTAATGTACTTCCATTGCAGAACCGATTGCCCGGCTGCGCGGTAGTCCCCTTGCTTCAGCCTGCGCTTAACTGTACTGTTTGAGAATCCAGAGACTCCCACGTTGTAAGCCATATCCAGACTGCCCAGCAGAACCACGTCAGGAAGGCTCTCAGGAAGCCCTACAAGCGCTTTAGCGTGCCCCCCTGCCGATTCTATAAGTTGCTTCTGACAATCGCTTAGAGAGCGTTTCTGGCCCATCTGTACGCCCTTAGTTTCACCGTAGCAGATAGTAGGGACTCCAGCACTATCTCGGTAAGCAGTGCTGCTGTAACCTTCGTTGTTCTGGATAACGGCGGTGATTCCACCTCCCAGAATAGATGCTCCGGCAAGGGCACCTACAATCTTATTTCTTAAGCTCATAGAATGGGATACCTTTTCGTACAGCCTCTTCCTGTAGCTTCAGGCGCTTGTGACTGATATAAGCGTTCCATGCAGCGGTAAGGATAGCGCAGATAGTTGCAGTGATGAAACTGATAGCGCTCCAGTTCCAGGACATAACCTCTGCCAACCAACCGCCACTGGTAGCTACGCCCGTAGCCATTACGCCAGCCCGCGTAGCCAGGTCGGCGGGTACATCAGAGAGTCGAATCATCAGCCTTATCCTTACCGCGAGAGAATCCACGGAACAGTAGCACAATCACCAGAATCAGAATCGGGATGGCTGCACCTACTGCTGCTGCTAAAATTAAGCTGCTACTGTCATTATTAACTACCTGTAGTTTATCAGCGGTAATAGTTCCGGTGCTGATGCTCTGAACTTGTTTTTTACTTGATGTATCCAGAGCGCCTACAGTAGAATCTTGAATATCTGTTTTATTGGTGGTGCTGGTGTCCACCTTGTTATTGAGGCCGACAGTTTGCTTGGTGTTCTCGGCCCCTACCTGAGCAGACACATCCGGCTTAGAGCCGATGAGTCCAGTCAGGGCAGAGGTCGCTGAGCAACCAGAGAGCATAACTGCTAGCAGTAACCCAGCGACCAGGTTACGCATTATGCAGGCAGGGTGTAGCCAGCAGCTTTAATAGCAGCCAGGGCAGGGGTCATGAGCGTATCAAACGCAGGACCACTAGACGCCATAGACTGAGGCTGCGTCTTCAACTGATACATAGCCTTAGCTACGATGTTGAGCTGGCGCAGAAGCTCCTGCTGTACTGCTTCAGTTTGTGCTGCAATTGCCATTTAGTACCTTCCTTTTCTTCTAGTTAAACCCCGGTCAATCCGGGCCTGTGTACCACGGCTGCGCGGGGCAACCATACTTTGCTTCCAGTCCATAGGGTTATCCATGAACTTACGAGCCTGTTTCTGCTGCTCCTTCTCAGCAGATACCTTCTCGTCCTCAACCAGGAAGCCGTTGAGTTCTGCTACGAGCATAGCTACTGCATCAGCCCGGTCGTCCTTAGCTAAGCTGCCTCGGTCGTAGGTGATGCTCTGGAGCTGCTGAAACGCACTGTACAACCAGCGCTTATCGCGGCTATAAGCCATGCAGCTCTGAATGTCGTCTGTAAGCGCTCTAGAATGCACTACAAGGCGATGCCGACGAGTCACTGGGGAGATAGTATCAATGATACGCTTCTCCTTCTGCGAGGTGTTGTAGCCCCCTCTAACGCCAATGCCGGGAATCTTACGCTCACGCAGTCGGTTCATGAACAGCATCTCTACTGTACCATGCCCCATATTGCTCTCGATGAACAAGTCCGAGATACCTAGCTCAATAGCCAGGTCGATGAGCTTGTCGATGTTCTCAGTGCTAATACCGCCCTGGAATCCACCCACGGAGAACAGGTGCAAGTAAGAGTTCGCTGCTCCGCCTGCTGCGTAGGATACTTCATCTCCACCACAACCAGCCGGGTCAATCACCATGAGCTTGTGCTGGTACGGAAGCATCAGCTCGCCATAGCTAGCTGGCTGGTATAGCAACTGCCCCCGGATACCCTCATGCTCCTCTGTATAGAGATAGCGCTTATCCGCAATATAGCTTAGGCGGTCTGGCGCTGCATCGTGAGAACCGGAGTAGACCATACAGTCACTGAGCTTAATCCTTGTTCTCATTGCATCAGACATAGTAGTGTCGAGCATGTACTGCAACTGGAAGCCCTCTGGCCCGAAGTCCAGCTCCTTCTCAAGCAGTGCATCCTCGTCATAGCGCCCCTTGTCTGAGCACTCTCCTAATGTTCCATCTATTCCGAATCCGGTACGTTTATACCCGCGCTCAATAAGCTCACGGATATAAGGAGCAAGTGTATCTGCATAGCGCTCCTCCATTTCCTCATTTGGTATACGACCGGGCCATACGCGTACTTCGAAGCCACGCCCAGGCAGGGTCTTGTAGATACTATCCTTAGTCTGAGGTGTCCCCAGATACAGCGTATCCCCGTGCGTACAGATAGCGGCGAAGTCCTTGGATATCATGAGCAACTGCTCACGCATCGTCTGGGTCAGGCCGTTCTTCGTAGTCTCAATATCATCCGGGATAAGTAGGTCCGCACGCTTACCCTGCAACTGCGCAGTGATACCTACGCACGCAATGCTGGCGGACTTATCCAGAGGCTTCAGGTCGCAGTGAACGTCATAACCCTCATAAGAGGTACGGTCACCACGAGCCGGGTCAGCCTTGAGATAACACAGTAAAGGCCACGTCTCAATCATACGAATGACCAGCGTAGCTACCTCGGACGCCTGCTTCTCACCACCGGATACAATCAGGATACGACAACTCTGGTCCTGTATCAGCCGCCACACCGCGTACAGTGCAGCCAGGGTAGACTTAGCCTCACCACGCTGAGCAGCGACCATGCGCTTGCGCGGGCCTTTCTGCATAAACTCTGCTATGTCGGCCTGCATCTCCGTAAGGTTAAATCCGAGAAACTTCATACCTAAGTATGCGAACTCCCGAAAGTCCTTCAGAGTCACAGCCATCATCAGCGCTACTTCCTCACGCTGGTCCTTCGGGATAGTCCTCGGGCTATCATTCATTACCGTTGTACGAGCACTGATGAGCTTGAGTCTGCTCAGTGTAGTTTGGCTTATCATCTTAAATAATCCCTGCTAAATCATCCTCTGGGTCTGCCCCAGCCTTAGCTAATAGCTCCTCAGCCCTGGCTTTACGCTTAGCTGCTAGCTCGTCCTCGAACTCATCCCGCAGCTCCTGCATCTCTGTAGAGTCTGCGTCTGCCGTGATGTCATTGTCCTTGAGGAACTTCGCTATAACAGACTTATCAGCAGCAGGTAAAGGAATCTCCTCCGCGTCCGCCTGCTTGAGTTCGCTAATTAGCGCCTCAGTAAACATCCTGTGAAGTTCGCTGAGGCGGCTCTTGGTTGCCGCCTTTGCCATTAACGCATCCTCCGTGCTCTAATATAACCATCTGCTGTACAAGTACTGGTGAAGGTAGCCTGCGCTACTAGGTACAGCGTAGTGGTGGTGCTGAGCAGAACCCTGCGGGACATACCCTGACGAGTAGAGGTACCTGCTGCTAGAGTTGTGGTAATGTTGTAACGGTCCCACCAATCTGTAGGCAGGGTAGCTGAAGTAGCGCTAACCCCAAAGTTCAGGAGCGTGACGTTACCTGTGTTAGTTACACGCAACGCACTTTCTAGCTCCCAATCCCCAGCAGGTAGGCTGATGCTTGCTATGTTGGTCAGCGTCCCCGAAGTTAAGGATACAGCCGTACCAGACGATGCAGACAGCTCCTGTCCTACGATACCCGTAGCAGCCGCAGTACCTGTAGTCAGGCCAGTAATACCACCACTCAACGAAGTAAGTGCAGTAATATCCGAGTTAGAACCACTTGCAGCAGCGCCTAGATTACCACGGGCACCTGCTGGGGTAGTACCGCCTGTACCACCGTTGACTATAGGTAACGTACCTGTTACGCCTGGGAAGATGTTGTCGGAGCCATCGAAGCCGGCTGCGGTAGTAGTTGCTAAGTTCACCTGCACGGTACGCGCCGTTTCAAGGATAGTTGCTTTAGGAGCTACCCCAGTAGCGCTGCCTGTACCACCCTGAGCTGTGCTAAGCGGCGTTGTAAGCCCGTTTAAGCTCGTGATATCGGAGTTAGCACCTTTAGCCGCCTTGCCGTCTATACCCACCTGTAGCGTGTTATGCTCAAGCTGAGCTTGACTGATAGCAGCAGCTAACTGGTCCGCAGTGGCGTAGTTAGGGTCTAGACCTACATCCTCACCTAGACGGGCAAAGATGTGCGTACCTGCTGGTACAGGGTCTGCCAGCATAATCTGGTTATCCACCACCTCGTAGCTATAGCCAGGAGTCTGGCATACGCCGTTGATGTACAAGGCTGCCTTAATGAAGTTAAAGGGCGGGTCCAGTACATCCGTCTCAGCGTTGGTGGTGGTGTACCAAGGATAGCTAGTAGTAGCCGTTACCCAAGTCTCTTCCAGACTGGTTACACGCGCATCTACTACATCAAGCTGTCCCTTGTTAACGGCATCCCCTGGATTAACTCCGGCACCTAGGTTAGTGATACGGAACCCGTTCATGCTCAAGTCCCCGTAGAAGCCCTCAATAGAGCGCCCCTCGGTTAGCTCCTGAGCAAGATGCAGGAACTGCGTGTTCTGTGTATCGATGTTCTCACGGATGAACGCGGCACCCTCTGCGAACATTATGTACAGGAACTCCTTATCAGTACGGCGCACAATCAATACGTCTGTACTGGCAGCCAGTGCACTGTCTAACTGAATAACAGTGTCACTGGCCCAGGTATAAGCAGTAGTCAGTACATTATCCAGGTACAAGTAAATATAGGACTTGTCCAGATAATCAATGTTCACGTTAACGCTAGTGGTGCCAGCCGGGTATGTTAGTTCTTCCCAACTGAAAGCCATGCTTAATCATCTCCAAAGTTATTAATGATGGCTCGCGTAGGCGCGAACTCCTGAAGCAAAGGCATCTGCTTAGACAAGCCCTTTGCATCTACGTTACCGCTAGCTACGTCCTGCATTAGACCGAGCATACCCATAATATAACCCATACCTGCCAGGCTGTGGCGCGGGGATTGGTCCCCGAATACATCCTGAATCATAGTAAGGCCACCAAGCACGGACATACCCATCACTGCATCAGTAATGAGCTTCTTGTCAGACTGCTCCCCAGCTTTCCCATCCATAGCGTACTTAGCCTGAGTCATGAGCAGCATCATAGGGAACTGGTACGCAGCGATATGAGCTAAGCCAATCCAGCCTGCATCATTCATCTCCCGGCGCAGAATCTTGTTCGTAGCAGCCATAGCAAAGCTCTGGTAGCCTACGACAACTTTCCCCACTGGGCTGAACTGTGCAAAGTGGCTGGTTTCACCTGTACGCACCTGTTGCACTACGTAGTCCATTAAGCGAGAGCCTACAACTTCCATTTGCATTTGCAGGTCCGGCGGTAGCATCTTCCCAGGATTCTTGGCGTATGCAGCTTGCATCTGCTTAGCTAGATTAGAGTCAAGACCCCACCTTTCTAGGCGCTTAACTGCATCAGCGGAGCCAGTGAGCATGCTCTGTAGCTCATCCATGACGATACCAGAGTTCCAGTTAACCTGTGCCCTGTGCACCATAGACATCCCGTTAACATGCCGAGCAGCCTGACCTACGTTCTGTGTAACGTTGAACCAATTGCTACTGCGTGTCAAATCCAGGTTATCGTCTGCATAGGTATTGAGCCAGCGGAAACGCATCTCCTTCTGCAAAGAGCCTCGCAGGATAGAATCCAGACGCCCAGCCATGTCCTGGTCCTTGAAGACTGCAGAACCTTCCTTGAACCAGGGCTGCTCACGCATACTCCGAAGTACACGAGCCATACCGAACTCTTTCATAGCCAGGGCTGTGTCAGTAATCTGATACAACGCGGAGTTCTTGAGCATGGTTGCGTTAGCAAGGTTCCCGGCAGCACGGAAGATTTCAGGAAGCTGTGCTCCGGCACCACCCGCTACACCGCCGAGCATGAAGTCAATGGTATCATTCACAGCCTGTTCCCACTTGCCAGGGTCAGCCAGTGTATGCTTACCGTCGTTAATCATAGTCTCAAGCTGCTTCAGGTCCTCTATACCAGCGTAAGACATGCCTACACGCCCCGACATCCTGTTAGTGTACCCGTGCATTACCTTAGCTACATCAGTGTCCAGAAGGTCCTGTAGGCGCATTGACTGCCCATCCACGATGTACTCTTTGGACATATTAAAGCGGTTACGCTGCTTCAGGTTCCGGGCAGGGGCAGTAGCTCCAGACGGCTTAACGTTAGTTGCTAAGAACCCCTGGATATCCGCCTCATCGATGCCCGCTTGTCGCATAGCCCTGACAAGCTCATCATTACCCATACCACTAATAAGCTGCTTCCACATAGGCCCAGTACCACCAGCCCTGCCGTTGTAGATACCGTCAGTAATCTCCTTAGCTACACGCTGGACTACTTCAGATTCCATGGTAGGGTAGATGTCACGCAGAGCCTGACGGAACAGGTCCCGGTAGTTGTCCAGAGTCTTACCCTCACGCAGAGCCTGACGCATCTTGTCGTAACTGTACTGGCGCGGGAAGTAGTAGTCTGAACGTACAATAGTAGCGTCGTCTACTAGACCGGATGCCTGCATATGGTCGTACCATTTCCCAGCCCAGCCCGAGTCCTTGTATGCTTTGATTACCGGAGCTATATCCTCAGATGGGACAGGTACAGCACGCCCAGCTACTTCAGCAGAATAAGCATCATCAAGGTATGCGCCTACACGTTGCTCCAGGTCCCGCCGCGCAGTAGTAAACTTAGAGCGGTGGAAGAACCTGTCCAGCATACCCACGCCCTGCTGTTGCTTCAGAGCGCTTGTAATGGCATCCTCAACGATGCTGGCACTGGCATCCATCTCAAGCATCAGGTTGCGCTTAAAGTCCGCTACAGAGGGTTTACGAGCGCCTACAGCGGCACCGTCAGATACCAGTAAGTCCGCGAGGTCCTTGTTACCCTGAGCGATGTTGTCGTACAAGGCGAAGTTGGTTTTGAAGCCTGTCTTAACTCTGTCTAGCAGCTTTTGGTCCCCTGCGGGGGTAGCTGCTATGTTCTCACCGAAGCTAGACATAGCGTCGCTCTTGAAGCGTACAGCCTGGGCATCATCAGCCGCAACCTTAAGTATGCTCTCGTAGGAATCCAGAACCTTAGCCAGGGCGGTGTCATTGCCCTTGTACCCCAAGGCACGCAGCACTGTCTCACCAATATGGCGCAGCAAGGTCTTGTCACCGACCTGCACAGAGTTCAGATAATCCACCCACTGCTTACTGTCAGCCAACCCCGCCAGCATCTCCTCTGGGGAGCCTGCGAAATAGCGAAGGTTCTTAGGTAGGTCTGCACGCTCTGAAAGCTCCTGTCCGAGCCTCTGCAAGGTTTCCCGAGCTGCTACAGCTTCTGGTACAGTAGAGTTCATTGCACGTACTGTAGCAGCATGTACAAGCTCATGCACAGCAATCTTAGCAGTGTTCTGGTCCAGTGAGTTCAGGGCATCCCCTACAGTGCCCCAGGTCTTACCCTGAGATGCTTTACTGGCACGCATAGCAACGTAGTCTGTACCCTGCTCTGGCATACGATAGTACGCGCTGCGCAGGTTCGTGTCTCCTGTTAGGTGCACGGGCACGTCGTCTACTAAACCATCCAGAGTCTTCAGAATAGCTTTCTGACCTTCGTCCAGATACGTAGACTTCATGAGGTGCTCAGTAACGTCCTTAGCACGCACTACAACCTTCGCCTGCTGCCCTTTCAGTACCTGAATAGGTTCTACCAGGGGCTTAGCCGCAACCTCCTCAGAAGCCGCTGTACGAGCGTATACAGTGTCTTTAGCAGTACGCTTAGTAGGTGCATCCGGGTCAAAGCGAGAGGCCCTGCTAGCAGTTGACTCAGCACGCCCAGCGGCCTTAGCTACGCGGGCCATATCCCAGAGCTGGTCTACGCCGGAGATACCTGCAACCAGCGCAGCTACTCCCTCGCTTTGCCCTAGCTGGTCAGAAGCGTATACAGCACTTCCGACATCCACAGCACGAATAGCAGTACGTACAGCTAACCCAGTACGCCCAGCAATACCAGCAGCCCCAAGAGGAGCCAGCATAATGGGAGCATCGCCGATAATAGAACCGGCAATACCAGATACAATGTTCTTAGATACATTCTGGTCCCTCTGTCGTTGGTCCAGCATTTGCTGTATACGGTACTGATAATCATCCTGACTCACAGAGTCGTGTAGATACTCAATCTCGTCCTGGTTAGGTGCGAGCAGGCGCATACTCTGATCCTGCGGCATAACCTTACGAGCATCCCAGTTATAGTCTGTCTCGAAGTTCGGAGCATCGGCTTTACGGATAGCCGCAGCGATGATACTATTGCCCATGCCAGCAGCAAAGCTCTCACCCGCTGTAACAGCAGGGGTCTTGCCTGATGCCTGAATAGCGGCACGCTCTAAGGCGTTTACGCCCATGTCTGTAGCACTGTTCCAGTCCAGCTTCTCTGGTGCCTGTACTGGTGCTACGCTCTTAGCAGAATCCTTTTCTTGTGGATTAGCTTCTTGATTCAAGAACTGAGCCATTGTATTCCCTCAAAAGAATTGTGATAAGAGCAGGGGCCGAAGCCCCTTGCTTTAATTAAACTAGTCTAGTTCCTAGTAGCCAAGATATGGACCACCTCCGTTAGAAGCGGGTTCCGTACAGCCAACTGCGGAAGTTCTCTTCCAAGTACTTCTTACGTGATGGCTGCGCCTGCTTGTACGCTGGCTGCGCACGCAGAGTCTGCCAGGCCTTACCCTCGGCTTCGGAGACCGGGTACTGGTAAGCCCCTACAGGTTGCTTCTGCGCTTTACGAACCTGCGCCACTGCTTCTGCTACGGGAGCAGAACTACCGTTACCACCATGATAGTTCAGGTCAAACATAACCTTCATGGCTTCATCTGTTGCTGGTAAAGCGTTAGACTTAAGCTGCTTCTGCACAGCCGGGAGGTACTGCTTCTCCATACTGGTCTTCAGCACAGACACAGCCCAGGCTGGTGTAAGCTCTTTAGGAACAGGCATACCGGACTTGTCATGCAGGCCGAAGCCTACGCTGCCATTGCCCTTCTTAGCCCTGTACCCTTCGAACTGCATAGTATTAGCTGTAATCTCAGAGAACAGGTTCGGGTCTACACCAAGAGTGTTCTTCCCGTCCACGTTCATCTGCACAGTACGTCCATTGTCATGGTCATAGAAGGTCGCTGGTCTAGAACCTACAGCAGTACTCCCAATCTTAATACCACCAGCTAAAGCCTTATCATAACCTTCCTGAGCCAACTCTTGTACTTGCGCGTTATTGATTGCGGTAGAGTGCATTAACCCACCCGTATCAAACACGACTACAGATAAGTTCTGCCCTTGAGAGCCAACAGTACCTGCCTGTACTATGATTTGCTGTACTTTACTAGGGTCAACCATGGCATCAACAGCCTCCTGAGCTGTTTGCTGGAGTGCTGTTACGTACTGCTGAGAATCCCCCTTGTACTCGCCCATCAGTTTAGACAAGCCCATCCCCGCTGGGATATAGACGTGTCTAGGCTTACCGCCTACATCAATCTCCAGTTTACGTGCCTGTATACGCCCCTTGAGCATAGTGTTGATGTCCTCTGGGGACTTCCCTACTAGACTCTCCATGTTAGTGCTATAGACGTACTTGCGCTCCTCCAGCAATGCCGCTGCTGCTGCTTGCCGCTGCATGTCCGCAGTGTCACCGAAGCTAAACCAGTTAGCAGCCCCACTAGCGTCTACCTCTTTAGGATTTGGGACGGGGCTGATATTGTTGTAACGTCCAGTGGCCTTGTTCTGGGCTAACCTACGGAAGTCGTCCAGCAGGATATTACTAGCATTACTTGGGTTCTGTGCAATGGCGTTCTGTACAACACCTTTCCACTCATCTGGTACGTGCTGCATAAGTGCGCTCTTACCAGACGTGGTGGGTGCGCTGTTGTACATCTGAGCAAACGTGGCTATTGTGGCCTGATTCTCTGTAGACACCTGCCCGTCTTGGCCTAGCTGGTCAAGGCTAGCTAGGGTGCTGGCAAGGTTCTGAGACATCCGACTCTGCGCAGTCTGCACAGCCCACGGGTCATTACTAGACGCACCGTACTGCGCTAACAGCACGTTGCCCTGAGCAGTGTCAGGGAACTGATCTAGTAGTTGATTTCTAGCTTTATCAATATCGCCATTGAACATCCCAGCTAACACCGTAGAAGGCGCGTTGCTGGAGATTACATTCTGTAAGGCATACTTAGCAGCAGCTTTATCTCTGAGTTTATTAGCACTATCCCAAATCTCCATTTGCGTACCGGGACTGAGCACATCCAGTTTCCCGTATTTAATTAACTCTGCACGGATACCTTGCATACCCGCTTCTTGAGCTTCCGGAGATGCTCCTTGCAGAGCCTGCACCTGGTCAGAGATGTTAAAACGCACCTCAGATTCAAGTTGGGAACCTGCGCGCTTAAACTCTGAGTATAGCGCCTTATTAACCTCAACCGCATTAACACCCAGCTCACGTGTAGCCAGTTGCTGTAGCTTGTCAATAAGCATAGGGTCAGTAGTATTCTGAGCGATACTAACCAGGTAGTTCTTAGCGCGGTCCAGCTTCTTATCTTTGTCCAGGTGCGCAGCGCCCAGGATAGCTTCCATACCGCCCATCACAGCGCCTTCAGCAGCCCCTGCCTGCCCCTGCTCAATACGAGCATAGAACTCATCAGAACTAGCGCTAAGATTCTTATCCAGGGCACGGTCAGCCTGAACCACAGCGAACTCTGCACGCCCCTTCTGGAACGCTACGTAGTTACCTGCGCTGGTCATTTGCAGCTGCTTCAGGGTAGCTGCCTGAGACTGCTTATCCATTTTAGGGAGGTACAGTCCGAGCTTATCTTGCATCTGCTGTACGTACTTCTGCTCCTGCTGATGCCACTCCTGGTCAGACATCCCAGACTTAGCAGCATCACTAGCCCGCTTAACAGAGTCAGCTTTCCACCGAGCAAGCTCACCGCTCGCCGCAGCTTGCAAGTACCCCTCCTGGTAGTACCCTCGGAGCAGAAACCCTTGCTTCTTAACGTTCTCGTCCAGCTCTCCGGCAGCGTCCATAGAGCCTTGAGCATCCATAGCACCCCGTACAGCAGCCTTAGCGCCCTCGGCCTCTACGCCCTGCTGAAACCCTACTGTTAAGTCCCCAAAGAACTTTTCTACCGCAGCCCTACGGTTCAGGGATGCCTGGTCAATAGTGGGAGCACCTACGCCCACGGAGAAGTCTGTCTGGGATGGCGCTAACTCAGCAGCCCCCAGATTCAGGCCCTGCCGAGGTGTATTAATTACTGGCATATTAGTTACTCCCTAAATAGCTTTTCCAGGATTGTACCTGCCCGCTGTTACCGCTACCGCTACCTTGACTGCCCCACAGGTCATAACCAGTTGAGTTGGTGCTCTGTGTATTAGGAGAACCGCTGGACTCTCCGCTGGAGCTACCTAAGCTACTCATAGCCCCGCCAGCATACTGCCCAGCCATCTGACCGCCCATACTGAGCAAACCATTCCAGAGCTTATCAGAGCCGCTCTCCCAGTCCATGCGTGCACTGGTATCGTCAATAGCACGGTCAACCTGTAAGCGCAACTGCTCTTCAGTCTGAGCTTGCTGACGGTTAATGGAGGACGTTTGACGGTCCTCCTGTACATTCACGGTACTGACGGCATCCTGTACAGACGCCCCGATAGTATCCGAAGCAGCAGACTGTAACCCAATCTGTGAACGCACCTGGTCAGCTTGGAGTTGCGTATTGTAAAGGGCTTGCGCAGTGCGCTGGCGGGAGGCTGTACGGTTCAGGTTAATCTGAGTTACACCTTTAGCCAGCTGCGTCATAGCCGCTGTATTTTGAGCTTTGGAGGCTTTCATCTCAGACCCGGCCCCAAGAACCGCTTTCGCTGCCATAGCAGCAACCACCCACCACATAATTAAACCCTCTGTCTGCGTTGGTTGTATCTGAGGATGTACGAAACATCCAGCACGTTCATCTCCTGAGTACCGGATGTACTGAGAGTTACCTCGGTTGTATCTGAGTTAGTACGGCAAGGGATTATAATGTTCCCTAAGTCAGCCTTGAGCGGAAGCCCTGGGGCTAGTTCTTTAGAGTTCATCAGCACCCCTGACACTTCGTCAGTTGTATCTACATCCCGAGTAGTGTCTAGTACCTCTACGTCGAAGTCCCCGGAGCTGCGAATAGCTACATCCAGGCGCAGTAAGCGTACGTGCCCAGAGCCTACGAGGTTATCATTCTGGTCCTTCAGCATAGGCGGCGTAAGCTTCGCCAGAGCCGCTGTACGGAGTCCTACGTAGTAGTTACCGTCAGGTACACCCCGAACTGTTTGAACGTTCCAGGAAGTATCCAGACTGCTTAAACCGAGTTCTGAACCTGCTGCTGTAGCATCCTCTTTGTAAGCCAGAGCAATGTCCTCTACGGTAATACCGGAGAAGCGTAAAGCTGCTGGTAGAGAGAAGCTGCGGCTGCTTACTGTAACCTCTAGAGGCAGGTCCACGTAAGGATAGTCGTAAGCTGCACCAGCAACGAAGCCCTCACGAGGGTCCACTTGCAGTGCCTGTACGTTCCCATTAGCCCCGCGTACAAACAAGTACATAAGCTCGGACTGTGCGTGCATATTCAGTATCGTAGCAGGAAGCACCCACTTATGATAAGCCGCCTGAGACTTAGCCCCGTCTGCACCCCACAGGAACTCATATACCAGCAAGGAGTTTCTCTCACCGGAGTACCTGAAGAACCCGATGTTCGTAACGCTAGATACATCCATATTCATAATACGACCTGGAATGTACCTCGGTAAATGCACCGTAGCATCCTGGGATACGTACTGCGATGATGTATAAGCCGACGGGATGAACTCCAACAGCCCTGCGTAGCTCTGGTTCCTCCGGTTAGCGTACAGAACAGTCTGACCTGTAACAATAGGGGATACCCTGCTATCACAGGAGAACTCTGACGTAAGGCTGATACTGGCGGTAGTTGGGGTAAGTGCATTCCCACCAGGAACCACCGCCTGCATACTGTCGCCAAATACTGCTAAGTCCCGGTTGAACTGTATAGCTGTACGGAACACAGAATCCTGTGCCGAGGCCGAGGCAATGTCTATACGGTCAGTGTCCAGCAATGAGGTCACTGTACTACGATAAAAGCGCTGGTACAGACCGCTGGCGCTCATACAGACGCTGGCCCCGGACAATAGCACCAACCTGCCCTGAAAGGCTGCAATACCTGTGATGTAGCCATTCTCTACAAATGCCGGGTCCTTGTTGGTGTCGTCGTCCCCCGCTAGACGCCCCTCGAAGTTACGCACGATGATGTTATCATCTGCGGCTAACTCTAAAGGCATGTTCGAGATGCTGCTGATACTTCCGTAAGCACCAACCTCCTCCCAAGAGCGAGAGGCATAGTCGTAGCGGTAGTACGCAGGGTCTGAGCCAGCCTTACCTACGCGGCACATACAGCCGTCAGCAGCCGCAGGTAATGACGCCGGGAGGTCAGACTCAAGGTCTACGCGGCTCTGGTTAGACCATACAGCGTAGGTTTTACCTGAGTCGGAGGTTACGTTTATCCCCGACAAGCCACGGAAGAACAGGTACTGCTCGAACTTGACTATGTTAGCTGATGGAATCCCGTTGGCCACCAGATCCGTATAAAGACGGTCTATAACAGCAGCAGGCTTTCCTTGGATGCCATAGTTCTCTGTACTTCCGGATTCGGTTGTACCCGTCACAGAGCCACCCGGTAAATCCGAGCTTTGTATTGTAACGGACCAGGTTTTCTCGAAAGCCGCAGTAGTAATGTAGAAGAAGCCTGTGGTACTAGGGTCGATGCGCCCAGTATTATTTATAGCAGTAACAGGCTGTTTCTCTGTGTTCAGGATGTAGGTCAGGCCGTTGATGCTGGCTGTCTGGATGCTTGTAGCGCCAATACTGGTCTGCAAGTACGAACTAGTACCAGAGTTAATTAGAGTACCTGTATCCTTACTCAGCAACTGCCAGTAGCCCGTCTGCGTATTAATCAGCAGATGCCTACCATCCGTACCACGCTCTATATAAGCAGTGAACAGGAAGTCGTCTGCTGGTGCAGGCATACCGGTTAAGCTTACGCTACGTGCCGGGGGTCTACGGCGCAGCCCAGTAACCGGGTCGCAGAGCATGTTCTGCAAAGCGCCTAGCTGCCCAGGCTGGCGCTCTCTTGGAATCTGTTGGGATACGCCCCGTAGCAAACTGGGCATAACACCTTCGAAGGTTTTCGCCAAGGGTGTATCTCCTAATTAAATACGGAAGCCGTAGGCGATACGCCCGGCTGTACGAGTACGTGCAGTGCTGTACTTCTGATTACGCAGGTGCTCTCGATAGTTCAGGGATTCGTACTCAGCAGCTTTAGCAAGCAGTTGCTGGTAGTTCCCGTCAGCACCAAGGTCATTCAAGTACACCTCCGCTGCGGTAGCATAAGCCACCCACATAGCGCAGTGTTCTGGCAGGTCCTCGAACTCAATGTCCAGCGTAATCTTAAGATGCACTGTATCAGTAAATACTTTAGTCTGGTCTACTAGATTATACAGAACCCCATCACGCTCCCCGTACTTCTCGTTAGTGCAGCTATCATACAGAGACAACTGCGCCCACGGCACGTTAATAAAGCCTGTAGCAGTCGTAGGTGTAGCATCTCGGTAGATGGTGTTGAACCAGAACCCAGTAGCAATAGCACCTTTACGGGTGCGGTTCAAGGCTGCGCGGGCAAGCCCAGCAGTAGGGTTTGAGGAATTAAGGTCAACTATACGAGATTCCCCGAGGGCTTCGATAGTGACGTTTACAGCATCAATCTCCCTCATTAGGGCATCTCCTATTTGATTAAAGGGGTTGTGGTAGGTATATGCTTCGTCCGTAGACTTATCGCCCTATTAGCACCATATAGACCACAACGGAAAGAGCACTGCATGGTTTTACCGTTACATCCGAGGATTTATCTGGTGTAGTCAATGCTCTTACCTGTTGTAGTTTCTGAGGCCCAGAAACGAAAAAAGCCCCGCACCTCCAGTTAAGGAAGCACGGGGCCTATGTTTATTCTGAGGCTTTAGCAGCCTTCTTAGCTTTCTTTTGAACAGGTGCAACCTCAGCACCCAGCTCCTTACTTAACAGCTCTTGCACCGCAGCCAGCACTTCCTCTGTAGTCGCCTCAGGACTAAGGCGCTTCAGAGCTACCTCAATCTTAGGTAGCGCCAACAGAGCTTGCTGGCGCTTAGTGCTAGGGCGGCTGCTGAAACTAGCTAGAACAGCCATCTTAGCCCCTATTAAGAGAAGGTGAATTTAACTACAGCAGCAGTATCAGGACGACGCTCACCAACGGTGTACATAGCGTAGCAGTCCAGTACGTTCGCGAAGTTCTCCTCGTCATCCCAGATACGGGAGGTGAATGGCTTAGCTTCAACAGTTACCAGGGTCTTAGACTTACTGAACGTAACCATACGGCAGTTGGCATCGTCTGCGGTAACAGTAAACGCAGAACCCAGTGGATGCGCACCAGCAGTAGTAGGGAACTCGGTGCACTCTACAACCGGGATACCGTTCATCTTAACTACGCGGCGGTTCTTGTAACCATCATCGTTGGTCATACCGAATTCACGGTCGAACAGCTTCGGATGCTCCAGCAGCATAGAGTAGGTATCTACGTCAACCAGAGTAACCATATCCGCCAGCGGTACCTTACGCTTAATCAGCTCATCAATACCAGCCTTATGCGCGAGGTTAATAGCCTCGGCGTTAGCTTCACGAGCAGCCTGGTCCGCAGGAGTAGCGTCTACGGTAACAGGAATCTCGATACCGTCATTGAACGCAGGCTTCAGGTGCGCAGGGGCAACCCAAGAACGGCCCTTGATGAGCTGAATCAGGTGCGCCTGGTCGAAGGTCTCTGCGAACTCAGAGCCGTTGTTCTGGCCCATCTCGGTCAGGAAGTCCGGTGCAGTCCAATCGTCCTGGTAGTCGATAGGGTTGCGGATGTACAGCACGGTATCGACAACAATAATCATCTTGTCGTTACGTACTGGGGTTGGGTCCAGAGCTACGCCAGAGGTACGGCCTTTGACGGTGCTGGTGTTCAGACGGTCAATACGGTAGGTATTGGAACGGTCAGCGGTAGAGCGTTGGGTAGACAGACCTAGGAAGATAGCCTGATACTGGAAGCGTGTATCGACCTCGTTCTGGTAGACCTCAAGATGGATGTCTGAGTCAGAGGCAGCGCCGCCCCAGTGTGGACGAGTCAAGTTGCCAGCGTATGCGGTGTTAGCCATGTTTTATATCCTTAGTATTAAGTTTAGATGCCTTTAGCCTTTCCAGCTTGACGGCGTGATAACAGATTCTGATAGCGCTGGGCGAACTTAGGCGATTCTAAGCTACGGTTCCCGGCCTCTTTACGAAGTGCTTGGTACTCTTTGGAGAAGTCTGCTGCGGACAGTGCCCCATCCAGTGCAGTCCCACCCTTGAGGATACCAGCTTCCTTCGAGATTAAACCCAGACCTTGTACAGTCTCAACAACCAGTTTAGCAGCGCCAGCTACATCCCCAGAGTTAGCAAGAGCACGGGCAGCAGCTCGGACATGCTCAGACGCCTTAGCGTTGAACAGTTGCGATGCTGTCTCCCAGTTCTGCTTACCACCTACGAGGTCGTATGCCGCTGTAACCGCTCGCTGAGCCTGGCCTATCTGATCATCGAGGTATGCCTTTGCAAGCAGCTCAGCGTACTGTGCGTGCTCACCAAAGCGCTCTTTGATGAAGGCCGAGTCAATGAGATTCGGGTCGTTATACTCCACTGCTTTCCCAATAGCGCGAACCATGTCCGCATCATTGAGCTTTGACACCTGCTTCAACATGGCGATACCAGCGTCTATAGCTGGGTTCCCTGTTTCTGCGAGTTCTGTTTGAGCTTCTGCTTGAGGCTCTGCTGCTTCAGGCTTACCGTGCTTAGCCAGAGCCGCAGCTAACGCCTCCACATCAAAGGCGGGAGGCTCGGCACCCTGTGTTGGGGCTGCTGCCGTAGCTGCTTGTTCCTGCGGTACGCCCTGCATGTTCGGGGCTTTAGGACCGGGGCCGCCAGGAATCTTAGGGCCGCCTACGTTCTCTAGTACCGTTGTCTCTGGTGCCGCTGCTGCGGCGGTAGTAGTGTCTGTCACATTAACCTCGTTCTATTATGCGACTAAGCCTAGTTGCTGAGCCGCTTGGTTAGGGTCTGCTGCCTGGAGCGCCTGTTGCTGCTGCTGCGCTGCTTGAGCTGCTCGCGTATCTTCTTGCTCTTGTAACCGCTTCAACTGCTCTTCCGTGTAGAAGAAGCTGCTGCTGTTAATGCCGAAGCTATCAAATACAGTGTCAATCAAAGCATCCATGTTAGTGCGCTTAGTAAGCTGCGAGAGCACCGGTGCAATCAACTGCAAGGACTGCGTAGCTTCCAATAGGCGGTCATTCTGAGCTGCTTTAGCGAGGGCCGCTGTACCTACTACAACGTTCAGCGTCATAGCTTGCAGGTCCAACAGCGGTTGCATCTGCGGATACAGCTCCAGGCAATACAGGTACGCCAGCTTAGTGAGCCATACGCTGCTTAGCTGACTGTATGCATCCCCCAGAGCCTCCTGCGCCTCCTGAGCATTCTGACGAATTTCATACGCCGTGACACGCTCTGCTTGGCGCATATTCCCGCCGTACATGAACGCTCTGGCAAGACGCTGCTCAATGCTGGCAATCTCAGCCTGCATGACCTGAATCTTCTGGTATACGCCACCTTCATAGGCCCACACGCCAGGGTTAGAACCTGCTGGGGCATTGGTCTGTACAGTGTCCCCGGTGCCCGCTTCGTTGAACGCGTCAATGTCTACACCAGATGCAGAGTTAGTCATGTTCACAAAGCGCATAGCTTCGACTTCGTACAGAGTCAGAGCCTTGCTCAGCTCAGAGAGCTTAGCGAACTCACCAGCGTAATCCTCAACCAGACCACGTCCGTAGTGCTCAGAGTTAACGCGGTTCCAGACCAGCACCGTGTAAGGGCACTGTTTCTCTGGGTAGTAGCTAGGCTCCCCAACAGGTTTATTATCAACCTCCTGGTACACCTTGTAGACTACTGCGCCGCCTTCGCGCACCTCACGGCATACGCCAGTGTACAGCTCCAGGTCCTCGTAGTCAGCCTTGTTGTCGTACTGAATGCGGTACTCGTCGGGTAAATCCCCAACGCAGATACGCTCCTTCAGGACAATCAGCATTACATCGCCGGAGCCATTACGCTTAACCGCGTAGTCTCGGATGCTGTAGATATGAGAGCGCTGACGCTGCTTATCCCGGTACTCCAGGGCGTTACCTGTAACCATAAGCAGCTTCGTAGCATGTAGCTTCGCAGCGTATTCTTCGTCTTTGTAGACCTGCGCCGACGCAGCCAGCTCAATCTCTGCCTGTACGCTCGGTACTTCCCCCTGAATGCCCAGCTCACCAACTACGCCAGCCAGCTCATCACTGTCTACGAATCGGAAGAACGGTGCCCCTTGAGGGAACAGTGATTTAACCACCTTGGTGCTGGCAGTGTTAATCAGGATAGCACCCAGGCTCTGATAGTCCCGGTGCAGCGCTGAGCGCTTACCGTCCATACCGGACAGGTCACGAGTAAATACTGTGGGCAGGGACCACTCTGCGAATTTTTCAGCAGCCGTCAAGCAAGAGCTGTCCTGTAACTTCGTGAACAGCCCTGCTAAAGGTTCTTTGGTTCCACGCATCTTAGCTCCTTAAATGCCGAGCGCTGTGGATACCGCCCCCGCACGCCGCTTTTTCTGTGATGCGGTGATATCGCTAGCCGAAGCCTGCGCTGCACCGCCTGAGTCTACTGTATTGATATTCTCTGCTGAGGCATCAGCGTCTAGCTGTGCTTGCGCTGCAAGCTGCTTCTGCTGCTCCTCGTACTGTTTCTGCTGTGCATCCAGAGATGCTGTATCCGTTAACCCTACCATGTCAGTGATAGAGCTTAAACCCTTTTTAAGGCTTCCCATTATAACTTCCACCCTCTTTGAAGATAATCTGTATCGTTTACAGCGCGAGTCACGATAAGCCAATCCGCACCGTTCTCTTTAGCGATGCGTTTAGCGTCGCGCATTAGCACAGCTCCAGCTTTACTGTAGCCTGGATAGCACACTATGAACCCAGTAAGCATAGCCTTTCCTGGGTAATGACTGTTCTGGAACAACGTAGGACTGAGAGAAACTACACCTACAGGTACATCCCCGCTGAATACAGCTAATACAGAATCACCTTGTAGCTCCTGTACAACCTTCTGGAAGTGTTCTTCCTCAGGCATACCTAGTTTCATACCTATACCATAGATATGGAACTCCTTAGCTAAACTAATTATATAATCACTAGAGTTACCCCAGTTATAGAGTCTAGTATTATATAGTGTTTTCTTTGTTTGGCTCATGCTTCGCTTGCCCCTTGTTCTATACCTACAACTCAAATATTTAGAAACTGTAGTATTAGCTACGAAACTACGCGTTTGGTAAGTGCTTGTATTTAGCCAGGTATGCCCTAATATAGTCTGCCCTAGCCGTCAGCATATCCTCTGAGCACCCCACCAGCTCCCCGGCTACGCGGGAGTAGAACTGCCCAGCCGCCCGGTTCCAGTAGAACCCTTTGGTTTGCCCGGACTTTCTATTTTGAGCATTTTTGACGTGTGTAGATGCTCTTAAGTTAGCAGGGTCATTGTTTAAGGGGTTGTTGTCTATGTGGTCTACAACCTCAGGCCAGTACCCGTGCATTAGGAAATAAACTACACGGCTCGCATAAAAAGATTTGTTAAAGGCGGTACCTGCGTAAGAGGTGCGCGTAGCACTTTTGTATCGGTGGGTGGTGGTGATTAGATTGCACAACGCAGGGGTACCTGCACGTATCTTAGAGGCAGGTCCTGAGGTGCCGCGTAACTCCCTTCTCCAACTAACCCCGCTTTCGGATTTAGCGTCCACCTGTAAATACAATTTAACTAAATCGTCAGTTCCTAGACGCTTCATGAAGTCTTTATAACGGGGTAGTGGGGGTCCCCAGTTGGTGGGGTTACTCAAGTAATCTAACGTGGTTAAATGGCTGGGCGTTAACCCTTTGTTTAGCAACCACTTATCTTTCGCACTTAGTGTGTGCATCTAAACCTCTCTATGAGAAAAAGAACGGAGACTCAAGTACTTGCGTTAAGTCCAGAGTGCCTTTCTGAGGCATCTCTAAACCTTCCAGGTCTGCGCCGCACTCTACCGCTGCGTCAGCCAGCGTCTGCAACGGGTCGTGCTCGGTGTACAAGCGCAGGAACTGCTCACGAATAGCTTTATGCATTGCGTCAACATCACAGGCATGCGTAGCCAGGGAGTCGTGGATAGGTAGGATATCACCATCGAAGGCATTCAGGACCATCATCAGGTGCGTACTATCCAGCGAGTGCACGAAGTTCGGGGCGATACCAGACTTAGCCTTACGGCGATTGTTCTGCTCGTAGTTGCGGTTGTAACTGAGCAGGTACGTCAGGTTCATACTCTGAACTTTAACCCGGCACTCGTCAGACTCCGTGTAGCGGTTAATGACCAGCCCGCCCAGCGGGGTCTTCCACTGCAAGTGCCGCTTAGTCGGTACACGCCCTGTAATCTGCTGAGCAAAGCGCATAGCCTCGGCAGCCGCAGGGTTAGCCTCTTCTACAGCAGCGCGCATACGCGGAGCTAAGTACCCCGCGAGCTTAAACAGGCTGTACTCCTCAGTAGGCTCGTAACCCTCATCCTTAGCACCCAGGAGGATGTACTCAGAGCAACTGCGTACAGTAGCAGAATACACGTAGGTCATGCAGGGGCGCTTGGTCATACTCCGGGTAATTGGGTTCTCTCTCCAGTACGTAGCCTGCACTACGTGCTCTGGGTCAGTGAGGTCCATGATTACCTTAGAGTCTGTGCGCTCCTTCACGTCCATGTACATATCCGCTTTCTCTGCGTTACCTTCCCAGAACAGGTTCGTTAAGCGCCCGCCGATTGGGTCCCGGAGCATTGCGCTGTAATGTTGAGAGCCTGAGTTTGTAGCGTCCATAGCGACCGGTACGTGCGATACATACTCTGTCGGCTCCACAGAGCTAAGTGCATTAACAAGGTCGATTGCTGCTGCCAGGAAGCACCACGGGCTATCCGCCTGTTTAAAAGAGCCCAAATTAAATGGGTCAGCTGCCAGGCGTCTAATTGCGTCATAGTTCGCATCAGCCCAAGCTGCACGCTCTTCGAATAAGGCTTTGTCATAACCAAAGCAAGTGGCGACATGCACCTTGAGCCAGAACAGCCCGCGCTCCCCAAGCGGCTTGCCGCGACCAAATTCAAGCAGAGCTTTCTGCAAATCAGAACCTTGGGGGTGCAGGCTGGACTTGAAGTACAAGCGGTATCGCCAATCCACACAAGTCGGGAAATACAATTCTGTTTCATCTTTGAACTCCTCGCACATACTTACGGTTGTAACCAGAGCGCGAAGCTGCCCTACGCGAGTACGCTCGTCCGCGTACCATTGGCGCATATGCATCTTCCACTCCTGGAACTCCTCCAGCTCTCGCTCGGTGTACTCTTCCTTCGGTACACCATCCAGGCGCCACTCTGGTTTAGGGGCTGGGTTGCTGCTGGGCATGCCTGTGCTTACGCCCAGGGCACGCGCCTGCTGCACCAGCTTCAGCATGGTCTTGTTGATACGGTAAGGTACTTCCTGAGCACGGTTCAGAGCCTGCTGCAACTGCGGGGCCTGCTTAAATGCCTCAGCTACTTCGCGCTTCATGCTCCGCTGAATCTGGGAGTTGCTGTAAGTACCGCGTCTATCAATGTCGGTGAGGTATCCGCCAGAGAACATAGTAGCGTGCGGCTGCGGTGGGATAAGCATAGGCGGCTTCAGCTGCACTGTGTCAGCGTGCTCTACCAGCTCAGACAGGACTTGCTCCAGCGCCGGGGCCGGGGTAAGGTACTGCAACTGCGTCTTATCGCGCTTGCTCCACACGAACAGCCCGGTGTCCCATACAGCTTGCATCAGCAGCTTACCTACGGAGATGCACTGCGAGTTCGACCAAGGCTCGTGCTGGTAATGCACGTTCTCAGCAGAGGCACGTAGGGTCTTCAGGATATGCGAAGGGCTGGTGGTGTTACGTTCCTTCAGGTACTCATGCACCCGGTTCATGTACGCCGGGGCTACAGCCTGGAGCTGTACAGCCAGTAACTCAGCCTGAACCTGACGGCCTAAGCCGGACAGCACAGCCTGTGCAGAGCTGGCACTGTTGGTACCTACGTTAGAGAATAGCGAATCGAAGCACTTAGTCAGCGCCAGTACAGCCAGTACATCCGTAGGGATTAGGCGCAGGAACGCGCGATACTTTGCGCCTACACCAGCAGTCTTCTCCTGCTTGGTATTGTTGATGCCCGCACATACCGTGTCGTATGCAGCAGCAATCATACGCTGTACTGGCGGTAAGGTGCTGAGGCTACCGGAGTCCAGAGCTTTCTGCACCAGGCTCTTGCTGCGCTCAAGGCTGCGTGTACGATACTGCTGCTCTAGCTGGAGCTGCCGCTCTGTGCGTTCTTCTAAGGTTTCTTTCAATTCGCTATCCTCTACGTTAATCTGGACGTTTCTGAGGTTACTACTATCGATTCGCTAGGTACACTGCTTTAGCGAACCCACGCGGGGTCAGGGAGCGTAGTTGCTTAGTCCTAGGGGACTTGCCGCCTAAGTAGGCCCAGCCCCAGAACTTGCCGATATGTGGCACAGGTTTCTTCTCAGGCATAATAAAACCACCACCTACCCACAAACAGGTCTTCTTAGTGTAAGCATCGCGGGCGGGCATACGCGGGTGAAAACTATCTTCCTCTCCTGTCATGTACCCTCCGTACTCGAACGGGTTGAAGTAATAGTCCGGCTTGCGATATAATGTAGATAACTTACCTACAGGATTCTCAATCATATAGCGGGCGTTGTAATCTTGGGCCAACTTAACAATCATCTTTGTATTAACCAGCGTAGCTAGTCCGGTGTGTCTGTGCTTTGCTCCGGACACTGCAAACTCTGTGCAATCAGGGAATGCGAAGATGATATCTGGGGCCCCTAAACCTAAGTGGTATGCGGAGTCTTCGAAATTTTTATCAATCCAACAATTCACATAAGTTATGTTCTCGTGCTGGACCCGGATAGGCTCGTAACTTCCGTGGTTTGCGCCCTCATAGTTGAAGCAGTAGCACTTACAACCTGCATCAGCCCAAGGCTTAACCATGATGCCGGAACCATCGAACATAGACCAGATAACTCTCTGCATAGCGCCCTCCTAATTAAATAGTGCAGCCGTCGCACGTACCATCGTCGTTGAGCTTGCAGGCGCTCTCTGTTTGGGCCTGCTCACGCTCAGCATTACGCTTTGCTACGGCATCTTCATCGAAGTCCAGGATGAATCCATCGAACTCGTCCTTAGGCTCCGCTTTAGGGCAAGCCCCGATGCTGCAACGGTTAGTACAATCTGCTCCGCATTTACCTGTCATAAAATCTCCAAATCGGAAAGTTGAGTGCTGCGTTCGCCCTGTTCCTTACGGTCCGCGGCGCGTTCTTCGTCAGCGACCATCAAGCACCTCTACAAGGCCTTCCAGATAGCCATGAACATGTTCTACTGTTAGTGAGCCTTCTCTGATAGCAGCAACGCAGGCACGAACGGATTTATCCAGCTTCTCATAATCCCCGTAGCTAACGAACTCACCAGAATCGCTTTCAGATTCGTGCAGTTTATTCCCGTATCTGTCGCAAAAATCATATCTCTGCACCATGCTAATCCCCTCTCTTAGTTTCTCGTTCGCGTCTTACCCAAAGCTCGTGCATATTCAAATAAGCTTGTGCAGATGCAGCGTCACCGCGCTCCAGCGCTTCTTCATAGCGTTCCCGGCACCATGCACTAGGTGCCGGGGGTTCCTTAATTTCCGTCAACGTATATCCTCAAGTGTAGGGCCATCTATTACATGCTCTAGGTCCTCTATCATAATATCATCACCATAACCCAGCATATCCGCGACTTCCTGCGCAGCCTCCTGTGCACAGTTTCTCGCATACTCTGTATCGGCATACAAGAACATTACATTCCCCGTGATACAGTTGGTAATCCTGGTGTAGTAATCATTTGATTGCATCAATGCAAAGTCTCCCCGGCACTCTCTGAGTGCTCAATCAAGTATAAGTCGATGTCCTTAGTAATAATACCCTCAAGGTGCCCAGCATGCAGCAGCGCGTGCATGAACTCCTCGGACTCATCCAGGTCCTCTGTGTCAAGCTCCAGTACAGCGACTATCTTAGGCATTACCAATCCTCCACAACAGGCATCGGAACCGGGACAATTGCATCGTCTCCCGACCCGTAACACAACCCCTTGTACTTCTCGTACAGTTCCAGGTACTTGTCGGACTTAGCAATATCCTGCTCTAACTTATTCTTGTTCCCGGCACGCAGGCGATACTTCAGGCGGTTCCCCAGGCAGTAACCGTAGAACTGCTCCTGCGTAGTGCTGCGGGCAATCACCTCAATAGCCTCCAGGTCCGGGAAGAACTGGTAGTGCTGCGGCTGGTTCACTGGGTCGGAGCAAGCGCCTACCGCCGCAGGTTGCAAGAGTTTTTGACAGTTAGGGCACCCACCAAACACCCCTAAGTCATAGCACAGACCGCATTTAAACCGTTGCATTATCATTAAACCTCTAATTAATAAGTGTCGGGATTGCCTGTCGTTTTAACAACGGCTCTCGCCTTACGTTGTGCTCGCACCCTACGGCGCTTAGCGTTCTGTGCTGCCTTAGCTTCTTCCTCGGTCTTGTGCGAGTAATAGACAAGGTCAGTTGGTTCCCGGTCTAGATAGTCAGCCACCCGGCGTAGAGCAGCAGCGATAGCAGCGCTAGACTGCATACTCCCAACAATCCAACGCCCAGCGGCTGACGCCACCTTACCCTCCCCGCCATTGCAGCTCCTATGCAAAGCGCCTCTAATCCTACCAGTAATATGACAATGATCAACAACAACAGAATCACCTTTAACCCCCTTGATTGAGAAGTCCAGAGCGCCCCCGCAGAGCAGGCACACCCCGCCCTGCTCCTTCGCTAGCTTCATAGCCACGCTGCGGATTTGACCGCGAGTAATCTTGCGTAGAGTCATTCCCGCACCACCTTGAAGCTGCGGAAATAGTCCGACATGGAGTAGCTGCTAGAAGTATGGCGTACTCCAGGGTTCGGTGCTAAGACAAATATATAGCCATCTTCTGACACATACTCTACGGCGTACTTATTACCTGTGTGAATACTCTGTATAATATCCCCAACTTCTAACCTCATAACCCAATCTCCTCTAAGCAATCCAGGTCATGCTGCTCGTGAATCGCAGCAGCCATAGCTTTAGCAAGCACTCGATGCTGCTCTGGGTACTGCTCTGCCATTGCAAGCATAAGCAGTTCCAGCTTAATAAATTCGTCTGCATAGAATAACTCCCAGGCCTTAAGGCGCATCTGCTTCATTGATTGTTTCTTCATTGCTTTGCTCCAGAATATAGGTTCGGTACTGCTTGTGGTAGTCCCTGAGCTGGGTTAACCAGCCCCTGTATTCTGGAGTAGTTACCAAAGACATCAGGTACTCATACGCTGAATCCTGTTCATGCCTTCTCAGCCAGAGTGCTTCTCCTTCCGCCAGTACATCCTGCCCTATGGCTGCGTAAGCTCCTACAACGAACTCTGCGGCCTCCTCTGCTGAGGTAATAGGGTTGATTACCTGGAAGGCTGTTACAGCCCCACAGCTCTTGCCATTGAGTGTATGTACGCCTTTAACGTTATCCGCCGAGTCTCCGGCAAGCATTTGGGCAAAGAAGAACTTTGTGCCTTGTCCAACAATTGGGAAGCTATGGGAATCATCCCAGGCGATGTACCCAAAGCTGTCAGGAACTGCTGGAAGGATATTTCCTGCGGGCATTTCGAGTCTGGCGTAAGGTGAGAGTCTGAGGTCTTTGTCTCCGCTGCTGATGATGCAGCGCTCTTTGAATCGGTAGGAGTCGATAACGATAAGGTCGTCCGCTTCATACTCATAGCTCCCCAGCACCTCTATACCGTGCTGACTGTACTCGTTAGGATTGCTCAGCAGGTGCTGCTTCAGTGGCTGCTTGAGAGGTAACTCCGGGCGCGTAGTACGCTGCGCCTGGTAAGGTCGTACAGTCGGTAGCAAGTATCTACTGCACTTAGCACAGCCAGTAGGTGTTACGTACGCTAAACAAGTCTTGGTATTAGAGTAGAACATTTCTTCTAATACCAACTGATAGAACCTGCGAATAGCGGTATCCAAACGTTTCACCGTGGCAGCTGCTTTATAAATTAAAAAGTCGGCATCCAGTAAAAGTATCTTGTCTGAGGGCGGCGGGGTTACAAGCTGCTCTGATAGAGCACTCAAGTCAATCCCGCGAACAGTAGAATTCACCATGATGTTTCCGAGCCTCCTCTAAGTAAGCTTGCTCTGCCAACTCCCTTGTAGCGTACGTACCTATGCGCCTGCGTACCCCGTTTACACATATACGCGCCAACCAGCGCGAACCTTCTCGACTAACCCCTTTAACCCCGGTGCTATTGTTTGACTGCACTTTAGAGTTGAAGTTGTTCTGCTGAACAGTAGCTACTCGAAGGTTGCTCCACCTGTTGTCTGTGCGGATGCCGTTGATATGGTCAATACATTTAGGGGCGGTACCTGTTGCTAAGAAGTAAATCACGCGGTGAGCTTTTAGATTTACACCCATAAACTGACCAACATAATAACCCCGGCAAACAGCAGTCAGAGCAGGTTGCCCCGCTCTAATTTTAGGGCCTGGGGATTGTAACCATACAAGCCCTGTTGGGCTGCTTTCAGATATTGCTAAATATTCCCGCAGTGGCAGGGCTTGTAGTCTGTCCATTAGTCCTCCGGTGGTTCAGGCAGTGACATCCAGTGGGTGACATCCCCAGGCACAGAGTAGTAATCGTGCTGTGTTTGCCAGATATCCCCGTCCCACCAACCCTGACCTACATCGTGACCATTGGAGATATGCACATCCATCATTCCTTCTGGCATCCGCTCACTGCACTTAATCCACATACTAATACCCCGCAGCTTCAAGAACCAGCAATGTACCCAGCATCTCGCCCATTACCTCTACGGCAACCAGGCCCTGCTCTGGGTCATACAGCACCGCAGCGATGTTACCGAGATGCGTTGAGAGGCTACCTACGATACGCAGATACACCAGCGGGTCTTCTAAGAGCTTCTCAGCCTTAGCTGGGATATCGTTGTGCTTACGCATTTGCTCCTCAATCAGAGCGAGGTCTGCACCATACAAAGCAGCCAAGTCCTCTAAGCAGAGTTTGATGTTGGTCAGCATAGGGTCTGAGTCGCAGTACAAGTCCGCAAAGAAGCAGCCTACTGCGTAGGACAAGTCCTGGAAAGCGGTCTGAATCTCTTTAGTATTCTCGGTCATCTTAATCCTTAGAGGCCCACTAGGGGCCTATTGCATTGGGTAGGTTTCAAAGTCTAACTGTGCTGGCGTTCAGGCTACCGGAGGGGCGATAGGTGCTACAGGAGCTACTGGCGCAATAGGCGCAGCAGGAGCCACTGGAGCCGCAGGAGCCTGCGGTGTTTGTACTCCCACTGGTGCTGCGGCAGTATCAACAGCGCCTGCACCCGACTGTCCCGCAGGCGCTTGTGCACTCGGTGCAGCAGGTGCAAGAGCTTCTGGCGATGGAACGCCGCCCATAAGTAGTTGCTGAAGCGCGGAGCCTTCGAAGTCCACAGCAGCGAGGATGTCCTCTTGGATGAAGTTGTTCTTCTCAATGTACAGGCTCTCCCAGGTTTCTTTAGTCGGGTTGTTCCAGAGGAACAGTCGCAGGAACTGCTCGTCCAGCTCAGGCAGTACGATAGGCGCACCCGTGTTCGGGTCGAACTTAGGCAGTGGGCGTGTACCTGCGAAGTTAATAACGTTCAGGGTCTTGCCTGCCTTGGTGGTGTACTGCTCAATATCAAACGCCATAGGTTTACCCAGCGCCTGCGCTAAGTGCTTCAGTGTACCGTCTACGTTCATCTTGTCGAACAGTTGCTTGAACTTAGCTTTCTCGAAGCTGGACACCGCCATAGGGAACGGGTTAATGCGCTTGATACCACCGTCCGGGGTGTAGATGATAAAGCCTGTACGGACGTTCAGCACTGCTGGCTTACCAGTAGGCTTACCTGCGTTCATCGGAATCTTCTTGCCAAGCTCGATGTACTCAACCATGCGCCCATAGTAAGTACCCTTAGGTAGCAGCACGTCCTCGAAGTTACCGCCGCCCTGCTGCGTAACGCTGTGGTCTACGCCCTGTGTTTCTACGGTTTCATTTACCAGTGCGGCGATGTTGTTCAGAATAGTCATATAGAATAGCTCTCTCGTGTGATTAATGTGTTATTTACGTGCAGATGCAGGGCTAGCCCGCACTACTTACTACGTCCAACCCAGCGCCCGTTTTCGTCGAGTAGCATAGGTACAATTTGTGGGCAGCCCTCAGTAATTACCATGCACCCCAGAATCGGCTTGCTACGAGACAACTTACCATAAGCAAACGCCAGGCTTTTGTTGTCAATCAAGCAACCGCAGTGTGCTCCAAAGTACAGGGCTGTGCTGCTAGCTGCGTACTGAATATCTAACTTACCGTGAAAGTGTCCTATGACCATAGACTTGCGCTCATGCGCAGCGTTAAGCAACAGGTCCCCGGCTACTTGGTGTTGGAAGCGCACAGTACCAAGTGCTGTTTCCAAGTCCCAGGCGTCACCCCAGCTCCAACCAGGAGCGCCGTGCTCTGGGAATAAGATGTCTCGGTACTTCTTGATGAACTGAACAGGTAGCCCATGCGCCTTTGCTCTGCGGTAGATAAGGGAACCGTGGTTAGAGTCGCACAGTAGCATGTTCGGGAAGATGCTGTGCAGCTTCTCTAAGCCAGCCTTGGCTTTCTCCAGCTCAACCCCCGCGCTATCCAGCTCCGGACTGCTGTCATGGAAGCTGATAGCGTGCCCGTCCGTCTCATCACCAATCTGGACAACAATATCAGGGCAGTACTCATCTCGCACAGACTTAAGGAAGTCATAAGCGTCTGGGTGAACATAAGGCTCGTGCAGGTCCCCCACCACAAGTATGCGCTGACACACTTCCGGTACGTAAGTATTGCCCAGGTCATCGGTAGGGGATGGCTGGATTACTTTACGGGCTTGCATCAGGGCGTTGTTAGCCTTGCTCTTGCTGCCGTTGTTCTCAATGAAGATGCTGCGCCAGTACCGTACTAACTGGCGGGATACTGGATGCTTACCATTGTGTACCTCAGTGTATACCTCAGCAGCCTCAGAGTTATCTTTGTAGTTACTCAGAATATCTTCATGCTGCTCTTTAGTGAATAGCTTAATTAGAGATACTTTAGCCAAGGTGGGATTCTCCTGTGTTGTCCTATTCGTGATACTTCTATTGCAGCAGTTTCAGAGTTCTGCTGCAATGTCAAGCATTATTCTACGAGCTTGTACTCTCCGGGGAAGAAGGTGACGGTTGGCGGCCAGATTATATCCTCAACCTCAACCTCCCCCGTCTCCGGGTGGAACACTAGCACCTCCCACTGGCTGCCAATGGGGTACGCAACCTTATACCCTTCATCAGTAGCTTCACTGTCATGATTCAGAATCTCAATGATGCTGCCCACTTTAATTTGCTGCTGCATAGTACTCCTCCACTGTTGGTGTATGCTGCTTATCGTACATGCTCTTACCGTGCTCCGCTGCTGCCGGGAAAGGCACTTGACTGATGATACCGTAGTTAGGCCAGAGCGCTGCTATACGGCGCGGGGCTTCTTCCATAGCATCCTTCACTAAATTACCCGCTAGTACCGCTGTCTCCTCGTCCGCGCTATCCAGATACAGCGCGTCGTGTACGTTCGTTACTAAGCAGACCTTGCCCCCGAACCAATCTTTAGCCAGCAATCTACGCAGCACTTGCCCAGCAGCAACCGCCATGAGGAAGAATGCTTCTGATTGGCACCAGTAGTTAGCTAGTTCTGTGCCTTTGTAATCCATCACCTGCACTTTCCTCCCACCGCCCTCTGGAACCTGCCACTGAAGTTTCTGCCTGAACGATAAGCGCGTACCTGCTGGGCTGGTCCAGTAACCTCGGCGATACAAACGCCACTGCCCATCGTCGCTCTGCTCACGCAGTACAGGCTCCAGCATCCCGGTATGCTCAACCTCGGCGCGTACTACATCACGGAAGCCAATGGTCGTAGGGAACAGCTTAGCCTCATTATCCAGGAAGCTCTGTGCGTACTCCACTGTACAACCTGTAGCAAATGCAATCCCCTTAGCCGTTGCGCCGTACTGCGCTGCGAAGCTCGGCGGCTTGATGTCTGTACGTTGCTGCTTCCAGTACTTATAGTCCGGGCCGCTTGCGTCGTGGCAGAGCTGATACATCTCCTCGTAGCTCTTGCCTTCCTTGAAGGCTAAGCGGTAACAGTGCATGTCCGTGTCTTTCTGGAGCAGCTCCAGCAGCTTCAAGTCCCCGGTGTGCACACAGGACATGACGACTTCAAGAGCTGAGTAGTCGACTTCCGTAATGCGTCCACTTGTACCAAATCGCGATGTAAACATTTGCTTAACTCTACTAGTTCCGTCTCTTGGTAGGTTCTGCAAATTTGGGTTCGATGCTGATAGGCGTCCTGTAACAGTGCTACAAGTGTTGAGTCGGTGGTGGATAATGCCGCTTCCGTCATCGGATTCAGGGATAACGTACTGAAGCATTCCGGACACTTTCTTAACTGAGCCATCTTTGTTGTACTCCGTTCTAAGGTAGTAGGTGCCTGTATCTTTCTCCAGCGCAGCCAGCTCGTTCACTAACTTAGCGAACTCAAAGCCCTGCGCAGCCAGGCCGTTCATTGCGTCGCCGCTGGTGCTGTACACCGGGGAGCCGTCAGGCAGTACCTGAGCACCTCTGAACTCTCCGCGCTCACCGTACTTCTCCTGCAAGTGCTGTGGCAGCTCCTGGATATTCACAATGCCTGGGAAGTTGTAGATACCCTTGCCCCACTTCAGCAGCGGTACATCCGAGTCCACCTTGATGAACTTAGGCAGGCCCTTGTTCTTCCCTGCTTTGTACACCCCATCCTGCACCTCCACCTTAACAAACTTAGGCGGGTCATACGGAACCTTCATGTCATATCGGATAGGGCCGCCATAGACCAGCGCAGACATATGATAGTTGCTGCCGTAGTTGAACTCAAACTCCTCCGGCAGGTCCTTAGGTAGGTACTGCTGCAACTGCTGGCGCAGCTCCTGGATGCGTTGCTCCTGCTCTGCTTGGTTCTGCTGAGCTACGGGCATGTTCACGTACAGGCCAAACCACTCACAAAAACTCCATGCTAGTAACGCATCTTGACGTTCCCAAACCATCTGCATTTGGTTGCGCTCTGAGAATATTGCGCATTCTCCGTAGAAGCAGACCGCTGTATTCTCGATATCCCCACTAGGCCCTACAAGATACTCATGTAAAAGCATGGGGTCGATTTCAGAAGTCCGCACACCTTGCTCCCACAGCAACTTAACCCCATCAACCTTATGAGTGCCGCCGTATTTAGGTGCGGTCTCGTCTAACGACGGGTACAAGTCTTGAAAGTCAGACGCGATGTAATGTCCGTGCATCGTACAGAACACGCGACCGCCCCGCTTGAGGAATGCCTCGAACTCTTTTCGAGCGTACGACAACCACCAAGAGCACTCATAAGATAGGTTGTGTGCTACGATTAACCACGTGTCGTCTTGAATCGGGAACCACTCGCTAACTGGGGCCGCTTTAAATTCCTCTTTGTTAGCGTAACGCACACTCTGCACCTCCCCTACCGTAACCGTCCCATCAGGGTTAGTCCGGTCTACGCGCCAACCACTCTCTACTATGTAGTTGTCTGGGCAGTATGGGGATGCAACACTTCCGTAATATGGGAAGTTTTCGGTTTCATAATCCGTGAATAATATGCTACTCATTTCCACTTAGCCCTCCGAGCCTTGTTAATCGCAAGATGCACTATGAGCTGGCTTGACTCAAGCGCGTAGCTTTTACGGGAAGTGCGTGCAGATGCAGCGTAGGCCTTAATGACCTCGTAGTCCCGGTCCGTTACGTCTTCTTTAGTTAGCATACACCCTCCACACTCTATACAATAGGGGATAATTGAGACAACCAACACGCCAGCCTCTGCTGGAAGCTGGCTTAGTAGTTATGCCAAGGCACCGGAGTCAAACTTGCAACGGCCTCCGTCAAATTCAACCTGGAACTGCAAATAGCTAGGGCTGCCGGATTTAGCTAACTTGCATTTTGGGGTGGATATCCCCCGGATGTTTAGCATGTCCGGCCTTGTGCTGGGGTCCAGCCTGCCCATCATGATGCACAGGTCCAGCGCACCCTGTACACCAATCTTGCTCTGCTTCATCGCTGTCAACGGTGGGTACAGCATATCATAACCCTCGACTGATAGCTGCATAGTGCCGATGATAATGCAGTCGTACTCGCAGCCCAGTACGCGCAGCTCCTGCCATTTCGCTTCCAGCCCCTGGTGCTCTGACTCTGCTGTACCGCCCCGGATATTCGCAACCATATCCACAACCAGCACAGCCGGACGCATCTCCTCCATCAGCGTAGCTATCTGCGGCATAGTGATGCTGTGCGCATCCTTAACTCTGATGCGGTCCCAGCTACCTACCTTAGCCAGGTACTTCTCTGCGAACTTACCTTGCTTGTGCTGCTCTACAATCTCGTGCAGAGTCAGCCCGGTAGCTGCCTGGTAGATGCGCGGTACAGTACGCTTAGCCAGCGACTCATTCACGAGCCATAGAACTGGTCTATCTGCGTAAGCATCTTGCTTAACAAGTTGTTCGGTAAGTCCCACAACCGTTGCAGCCAAGAGGCTGGTCTTTCCTGCATCGACAGGGGCAGCAACAGCAACGCAATCACCCCCACGTAAGCCACGAACATTATTAGCAAGCTCGGGAAACACATTAAGCTTAAGGCCACCACTTTCGTCAGTCGCTGCAAGAATATCATCTACACCCCCATCTTCCCAGTTCAGTAAAGAGTCCTGCGCTGTCGCTACGCTGCTGTACTTGCGCTCTAACTGCTTGGCCTCTGCGATAAAGTCTATCTCTGCGCCATCCTGATACTGCTGCACCAGCGCCGCCATCTCACCGGAGTAGGCCATCTCGTTCAGAGTACGCACTACCCCGGCTGCTGCCTCGTCTGGAACCTGCTGCACTTGCTTGAGCATGTGCTTCAGGATATCCATCTGCTCTTTCTGTAGATGCTGCCCGCGCATCCCCAGGAGCGTCTGCATAGCGTCCCACTGCACTGCGTTGCTGTCTGTGTAGGTGCTATAGTAGAGTTGAATCCAACCAAGAAGGGCTACAGTATCGGGCGCAAGCATGGATTTTGGTATCTGGTCGTGCAGCCTATCATAAACCTTGCGCTCACACATAGCGCGGCAGATTAAGTAATCCAATTTAAACCCTCCAGGATTTGTCGGCAGGTCATGTCCTTCGGGTCTAACCCGTCGATTGTGTAACTGTGTGTCTGCAAGAACGGTTTTAAGGTGCGCTGTATAGTGTCTCGCCCAGCGTACCCAGCGCTGTCCCCGTCCAGCATCAGCAGCACGGGCTTACCAAGCTGAATCAGCTTCGCTTTCAGCGGCAGCGATAATCTGGTCCCAAGTAAGGCTACCGCCGTAACAGGTTCCGAGCCATACTTCTCTGAGACATACTGAACCTTGAGAGCGCTCAGCCAGTCCTCGGTCAACACTGTCACCCCCGTGTTTAACCATGTCCCAGCATCTGCGTACTGCGCGGGCTGCCCCATGAGCACCCATTTGGGAGCTTGATAACTGTGCAGCGCCCTCGCCAGGTACGTCCCATTCTGTAAATCCCATACTAACCTCTTTAGTTGTTCTGAATAATAAACTGCACCAGCCATTTCTGGCATCAGCCCTTTTGATACTAAGAATCCGTAAAGCTGCGCCTGCAATTCCGCGCTCGTCTGGCTAATCTGTATTAGCTGTGCAGGCGCAGGCAGCACCCTCGGCAGCACTTCCGGCTGCACCAGGGATACATATTGTTTGCGCTCACTGAGCGACGTATGACATCTGAAACAGTAAAGTTGCCAAGAGTCCGGTTTATTATAAATCACCCCAGCTGGAGTGCGCCCGCAGCACCGGAAGCGGGCGCTTTGTCCGACAGCAAGTGCCTTAGCGGCCCTCAGCCAAGGCTCGTCCGGTACATGCATACTCACCGTGAACCTCCTTTGACCTTTTAATATAAGCAGCGTGGGCTGCGTCCTCGCTAGGGAAGTGCCCGAGGTATTCTCGTTTACCATCGTAGCGGATTAGGGAGTACCACACCTTAGCCTGCTTGTTATAGTAGGCCCCTTTCTTATGCCCTTGCTTACTAGCTCCCCGCCTGTTGTATTGGTTGAGCATGTTAGTAGCACGGCGCAAGTTAACCCACCTGTTATCTGAGCGCACCCCGTTTGCATGGTCCACCATTACTGGTGGCTCCAGGCCTTGCAGAATATACGCTAACTTATGTGCATATTCTAACCGCCCATTATACCAGCACACAATATAACCATCTTTGCGTAGGGTGCCGTTAGGCACCCCGTTACGCAGTATCTGCCCAGTGTCCGGGGAGTATTCCCACTTAACAGTCGTCAAGGCGCTGCTTCTCCTTACGTTTGATTTCGTTTGCCATTCTGTTCAGGTCGTGCGCTAGCTGTAAGGCTGCGTCGGGGTCAATTACCACGTACTTGTGCGTGATAGCACGGTCCCCACAGAGCACACCCAGCCGAATGCGGTTAGGGTAGTATGCGTTAGCACGCAGGCTCTTAACCTCGAACGGGAAACCACCCGCACCCTCGTTGTATCGTACACTCTCCGGCGCTGGCGGGAGCGGGTCATCTTGCTCTGCTAGGCGGAGCGATTCTGCGAGGTGACACCAGTCCCCATAACCTTTTATCCAGACTAAATTACCCACAGCCTTAGAAACAACACCCTGCTCCCCGCTAGGAAGGCCGCAGTATACATCCGTCACTGTACGCTCTACTACATCACCTACTTTAAACTTAGTCATACCCTACCCCTCATACTTAGTGTTGAAACAGCCAGCGCTAGCAGCAGCCTTAGCTTGTTCACGTTGATATAATTCCCAAAGTGCCTCTACATCGTAGCTTGTGAGCCACACTGTGTCTACGTTCGGGTTATCCTCCGGCCCCCAGGCTTGCTGGAGCTTGTAGATACTCTTGCCCAGCGGCCCCAGTGCTGGCATTACCTGGATGTCCAGGTTGTGCTGTGTTTGCTTAGTCATAACCAATCCTCTACATCGCAGGGGATGCTTTCCAGTAGTTTCAGCAACAGCTTGTAAGCCTCTAGCTGATAAGCCTCATTAATTGAGATTCCCAGCACCGGGGTTAGTTTGCATAGCTCCAGATATTTAATCTTCTCCTGCAACGTCTCAGCGTTAACTTGCATCTACCACCTCCCAGGTTACGTTGTGTGCGCACGTACCCTCAAAATCTATCGTGATTAGGACCCCCTCGTCGTCATGTATATTACAAAACCTCCCGTATACACGCCCAACGGACTCATAAACCTTGCCTGGGGTGATATAGCTTGCACCTCCAATAGGGTGGCGCGGCGATAATTCAATAGCTTTAACTTGCATAACTAACTCTCCAATCATAGTAGTCTTGTATAGCTTCGTAGAACGCTCTCTGAGCGCCTTTGTACCCTAGGCGCTGTAGTTGCCCTACTACGTCGAACTTAAGCTCTCCCAGGGCTTCCTGTGCGCTCTCAGGGCTATAGGCGTACCAGCCTTCCAGTAAGCGCAGCCCCTCGCGGTACTCAAAGCCTGTTCTCCACTGCAAAGGCGCTAGCTTCCGTAGCTGCACCGGGATATCCCGCAGGGACTTCAGGCCCATGCTGCGCTGTTGTTCGAGCATACCCCAGTACAGCGCAGCGGTCTCAGCGGGAGTAAGCATTAGATAACCCCTTTGCGAAGCTCATTCAAAACAGACCGCACAATTGCGTTACCGCGAGACACATATTCGAGGTGCCAAACGTCTCCGTCAGGCTCTGGCGGCTGCCCAGACCAAATAACGGTCTGGAGCGTTGCATCATCGACGTTGTCGTAATCAGCCAACACAGTTGCAATTTGATAAGGTAATTGGCTACCTCTCAGAAACCCATCCACTCCCTGCGCCCGCACTTCAGCCAGGAAAGCGTCCGTCGCCGGGGTTTTTGGTGCATGCATTAGCGCCGTCAGCATTGCGTCATGCATGCAATCAACATCGTGGCACCCGAGAGCTTCGGCTGTTTTAAACTCGCGGTACATGTTTTTGAATGCATCTGTTTTGCACCATGCGTTGATATCCTTCAGCCATGCATTCTCTGCAGCCAGCGCCGCGCATCTGGCTTCAAGTGCGGCGTAGTCCGTGTATTTAACCAGGTTCCCGTTTGGGTCTACGCCATCAACACCTACGCTATAACGTTTTACGCTCATACAACCCCCTTAACATTAAAGCGCTCGCAGTACGTGCGCAGGCTCAGCCCTAACTGCTTAGCCCGTACCTGGTAGTAATGCTTAAGCCCCTGCTTAGCTGCATACTCCCGCGCTAAGCCCTCGATAGTTGGATGCTCCTGCTTAATCAGGATAGCCTCTGGATTCTGGGCTGTCATTTCTTGCTCCCTTCTTCAATGAACTGCATTGCTTTAGACCAAGCTAACTCAGCACTATAGCCGTTAGCGAGTAGGTACTGCATGTACTGGAATGCGATGCTCTGGATAGTCATATCACCACTCCGCGATAAGTACAGGGTCGATGGCGTCGTTAAAGCGCTCAGTGGGTTCACGCAGGTAGTCCGATGCCACAATCTTCACTATTTTCACCTTATCCGCGTCAGGTAATTCCCCCCAATAGCTTACAGCAACCTTCCTGTTGTCATATACCAAGAACGCGCTCATATCACCATCCACCTTATCTACAGCTTTATAAAGTTTCATATCGTGCAACCTCTATCCAATTTAGTTATCGAAACAGCCCCAGCAAGCGCAGAATCAACCGCGCTATGCCATCGCAGATATAAGGCAGCAGCACTATAGCTGCCATGACCAGGAAGAACGTTAGCCAGAACATTTCCGGCCCCCGGTAAGCATCAGGAACAGCGCGAACATCTCTGCTTCGCGCTTGCGCTCTGTTTCAACTGTCTGGTTGTTCATCTTGCACCTCGTGACCGAATTGGTTTTGGTTTAACATAGCCACCCACGCTACAAGCGCCTCAGGGTGATCTGAGTAATCCTCTACGTACTCCAAATCATCCAGCCCCGCCTCAATCTCAGCAAACACCTGGTCCCGATCAGCCGCACTGCGCAAAATACGTCCTGCGATGTTGAAATCACTCAAAATTCCGTAAGTGGTCTCACCATCATTGGGGTCGATGAAAGATACTTTGCGAATACCCACGTTAACATTAGCCATGTTAGAACCCTCTTGATTTATATGTAGGCATGATTGCCCTCTAGAGCACTCGCTAGAATGCTCTATGAGAAACCACGCTAAATCTCCACGTAACAAGTCCAGAATGTGTTAGCCGCTTCTACGGGACTCGTAGTGTAGAAGAAGTCATTATCTGTACTCACAAATCTGTCCGCCAAGTCAGGGTAATCCTGACTCATTAGATTCCATAAGCACTGTCCAAAGCGCAAGGTGTCGCTCTTTGAGTACTCACGAGATGCTCGAGCGACCAGCTTGTAAGCATTGTCTCTTGGTATGCGTTCAAACTCCACAGATTGATTGTTCATTCTTAACCTCCCACTCTGTTATATGATGGTCTGAACTGTCACGGTAGCGCTCAACCTCTTTAGCGTCCGAGGTAACAAGTAGTAAATCCCAATACCCCTCGGGGTAGTCACCACACCACTGCTCCACTGCATAAACTTTTAGCATACTAAATCTCCTGGTCGGATTTACCGTCAACGATAAGCAGCACAGGCTTATCAGGATAAGCGCCCTGGAAGCTCTGTAAGAGGCGCTTGCCCAAGCCCTTGCAGCCGCCTTCCGGGTCCTCGTAAAGCTCATAGCCAGGCTGCCCTGTGACTTCTACGGTGCAGTACGGGATAGGCTCTGATACGTTGCTGCTCAGCAGCAGCACAGCGGACTTAACCGCGATAGTAATTGTCTGAATCATCACATACCTACCAGAGCAGCGCGGACTGCTGATTTAGAGTAAGGTGCGCCGTCAGGGGTTTCGGTTTTATGGCAAACTAAACGCATATGGTCTACGAACTGTTGTGCTGCAATGTCGCGGTTGCGGCAACGTCTTACACACGCCATTGCTAAAGCATACAGTCCTTCGTCGTTGTTAATCCACAGAGATACGTTCCAGTGATTCCAGTTTTTGTGCCCGTTGAATTTAGCCATGGTTGTTTCCTCTTAAAATTTAGGTGTACGGCTCTTAGCCGCGTAGTAGCTGTTAATCTTGCTATCCGTCTTATTGCCGATACTGCGTACGTTCGTACTGAAGCCCTGTGGTCTTGCCCGGTCAGTAGCTTCGAAGGTCTGAAGCTTCTTAAGGCGCTTGCGCTCCTCAGAGCCTTCTGGAGTCTGTGCAGCAGCTACCAGAGCTTTGATTGATTGCTCGCGCTTCTTGCAGAGTTTTAAGTATCCCATTTGAATCCCCTTAATTCTGCACCCTCTCTGTGAGGATGCTTAACTAAGAAACTTCTCTTAGCGAGTCACCCGTTACTGGTTAGACTCTCATCGATTCCCCTGTGTAGGACAGGGACGCTCGGAAACGTTCGGGGTATCTTCTTTCTCGGTCCATACCCCTTGCCGGACCTGCTAAGCTAGATTTTTATCGTGGCGCTGGGCTTCCCACTCTTATTTAGCAGCACTTCACAGTGCGTTGCTAGGTACTCGTCTTGCTTGCTATCTAAGTTACTGCTTGTTGCTGTACTTGTCAATCTCTATCTTAAAACATTTGCTCTTAACTATCTAGCTAGTGCCTTGATAGGCTGGCTAATGCCAGCAGCTATCTTAAAACTTACAGTCCTTGAAGGCTAGTTTCAGCACCGTCTCTATATGGCTATCATTAATGTCAGTTATATAACCGCCGATAACTGTTAGCTTGTTGTTGGCTGTAAGTATATCGTTAGTTTTAGCGTGACCTATAGAATGATATGCATCCCATATAAAGCGGGTGAATGTTAAACCCCTCTCCTGATAAATCTTAGCAATAGCGGGTAAATCCTTACCGCTTAGCGCTTTTCGGATATCAGTAGCAGTCTGTTTAGAAAGTTTCATGATAAGTTACCTTTGTTGTTAGTAAGCCTATCAAGACACTAACCGGATTGTTAAAGAGCGTTACTGCTTACTACTTATTGATTATCCAGGTTTCGTATGCCCTGGCGCTACTCCCCGTTACTGGGCGGCTCCTTGCCTCTCAATGTATCTAACTCTACTAGCCCCGATTCATAATGTCAACACCTAATTTTAAATAATTCTCTACTAAACAAAAAGGGAAGCACTGTACAGCTAGAGCTTCCCCTTCGGCTAGTCAACCACCCATGATACAGTATCCGGATGGTCCCGCACTTCCCGCAACCGTCTCAGCCACCTATCCTCACCGCAGTAGCCCAGCTCTAGCCATTCATAGCTTACAGGGCTATGCGCTGGCTTAGGTACGAACTTAAACAAGCCATGCCGATTCTCCATATACAGCTCCCCGTGCAGCTCATGCATCACCGTTAGATACGCCATTCAGAACCTCCTCAGTTAATGTCACCATAAGCACGCATTAGCAGCGCTTCTCCGGTGCAACGTAAGCTATAGGTTACTTTAAACGCCCCAGTTTTCTTCTTGCATCAGAACCTCCCATTACGTGGCACACAATCATAGCAGCGTCCGCAATAGCATTCAGTATCTTCAACGCTACCAAGACCATTTAACACGTATCCGTATGCACGCTGCAACGCTAGCTCAGCTTCACGGTCCTCGCACTCCCTCCGTAACTCCAGAGAGAACTTATACTCTGACTCTACAGCATCCAACCCGTACTCCGCTTCAATGCTCTGCAAGCGTTTAAGGAAGAACTCATAATCTGCACAATACTTATCTTTATCGAACTTACTCATTTAAACGTCCTCAAATTAATTACCTATAGTATATAGCGTAGCGCCTATACGCTAAAACGGAAACTCCGAGTCATCAAAGTGCACTAACACGATATCAGCAGTAGCTACAACCTCCGGCACAGTTCGCAAAGCCTCAGCACGTTCCTGCTCTTGCAGTATAGAGCGTATCGACATAACCTCAACCAGATACTGTAAACCCTGCTCAGCCCTGCTAACAGCCCTCTCAGCGCAGCACAGGAAATCCTCCCAGGCAACAGGACAGTAACGTATATTCAGGCTCATAAGGTCCTGTGCAACGCTTAAGAGCATACCCCTCTGCACTGCATCCAGCCCCTGTATTGCATCTATCCGGCTGTATAACTCCCTCTGCTTATCCTGTATAGCAGCAGCATCCAGAGCATGCACTGTGCTGGTTAGCAGAGGCTGTAACCCTCTGAGTCTGTCCAGCACCGGAGTATCGGAGTCAGCTAGCTCAACAGGCATCCCTAAGTGCCAGACCCTGGCTGTACCAGCATCGCTACGCGGCTTATGCTGCTTCCTGGCTGGAGCAGGAACCTCACAGCATAGCGCAGTGTCCCAGTAATAGTTCTGCTTCTTACCATCTATCCGGCGCTGCTTACGCAGTATCGTCATAGTACTCTCCTCAACGTAGTAAGTGTCCTCAAATTAATTACCCTCCTTATAGAGCGTAGCGAGTATAAGGTTAGGTAACTCTGATTAACTCTGAGCTAACTATAGCACCCTGTACCTTAACGTGCAACCTCTGTGCTCAACCTTATGCTATCCCCGGTCTATACCTGTGGAGTCTATGGTTATCCATAGGCCAACACTGAGCCGTACAGCGCCTAGCAAAAGAGGTAAGCCTGCGCCCACCTCCACGCCATACTAAGCACAGCCCAGGGCTATCACTCAGGGCTACACAGAGCCAACCAGAGCCACGCTAAGCCATCCTCAGCGCATCCCAGGGCTATCCCTATGCAATCCTATAGGCTATCCCTCAG